CAAACATACAAGACATTCAAGGTTGTGTCTTTTATCGTCTCTAGGATCTTGAGGATGGCTCCCGTTGTTGGATCACCGCCCTCAGTTATTAGTAATACTGTATCTTTTTTCTTAATGCCCTTAAGATACACCTCAACCTCTCTTTGGTCCAGGCTCTCTTCATACTCTTTCATGTTGTCGCACGAATCTAGAGAAAAACTGGCTCGGTCGTCCAAGCCTGTGTCAAATTGATAGATTCTGTATTCTGGATGCTCTGTGAGTTGTTCTGCGATTGCGCAGCCAAGCCTCCCCACGCCGATGATCTTATCCAATAGTAACTTGCTCCATGGAACCTAGTGTTTTGCCCTTACTTAAGTTGACCTCAAACTGTCCAAAGTTAGTTGAAGCCATCAACGCTAGCAATGACTTAATTAGGTGCTCATCTTCATTTTTCATATCAATTACAACGGCATCGTGGATCAAAAAGGCAATCTGCGAGCCGTGACCCCTAGTTCTAAGGAGGTAGTCAAGCTTTAGAGCCTGCTTTAGAGTCAGTTCTGCTGCGGTAGACTGCACAAGGTAGTTCAGGGCGTGATGACGGCTTGTGTCGTTTATTTGCTTCCCAAATGGCGTTGTAACTGTGTTGCCAATCCAGTGTTTTTCCAACAAACTGTCCTTCTCGTAGAACTTCTCTAGCTTCTGGACGTCTTCTTTGACAACTGCTGTCCGAGATCCGTACAGCCAGGCAAAGAATGCTACTTTGGCGGCTGAGCGGTCGTTGATATTCGAAAAGATTTCATCAATGTGGAAATTGTGTACGTCGCCGGTTGGTTGCTCTTTTCCCAAGAGTCCCAGGAGGGTCCGGACCTCTGCGCCGTTGAAGTCTAATTCTAAGAAGTAGTCATTCGTTGGTTTGACTGCCGTCCTCATTGACTTGCTCATTGTTAGGATCGGAAATGATCCTTTCTTCGTTGTCAGTCTTCCGGTCTTTGTTCCGAACTGATTATACTTGACATACTTCTCTGATTCTATTATTGTGTTCGCGATGTTTGCGAGCTTCTTAACTGATTTGTAGGATGAGACAGCCCTCATGTCCAAATTGACCTTCCGGTGAGAGAGGTCCTCTAACATCATCGCGACGCCCCTATAGAATCCATACCTTTTTGGTTTTGGTTTGGTTTTCAGGATGTGTTCGCAGATGCGGTTCTTTACCTCGCAGAACTCTATCAGGAATCGCTGAGGGACAAGGTCAAAGAAACAGTTCTCGTTGGTATCAACTCTTGCGAGAGACAGGGAACGCTTAAACGCCTGAATATTCTTGGCAACGTCAGACCAGTCATCTTTGAGGAACTCAGGAATGTTATCTTCTAATGTGCCGCCCTCAAGGTAGAGAGAGATATATTCAATGTCCATGTTGCGCAGATAGGGCGAGTACTTCCAAGTGCTGCTCAGGTTTTCAGGGAACTTGTCGGCATCAAAGATGAGTTTGTTATCGGTATATATTCCTACGCACTCGGTCTTGTCGTCTAGAGTCTGAAAGATCATCGCGTCCCCTGTCAGACCTTATTATATCGCTTACCGTGTCCAACGTTAATGGCTCCACGTCATAAGGTCCCAAGAATTCTTCCTGCATTACCCTTAGGGCTCGGGAATACCGGTTAGAAGTACTAAGGTTATAAATATTCATGAGTTGCTGCACCTGCCTCTTCATCAGGGTGCGGTCACGGCGGGAATCTCGTTCTGACACTCTCGCCGTGTATATCGCTTTCAACTTCCAGCGTTCGCCAAAGCGTGCATGGAACTCATCTCTCGTTATTTGGGTGCGCTCAACAACCTCTACCGGAGGAATACAGTTGACGTTCACGAATCGCTCGCGGATACTCACAACTGGGGTTGCTGCGACGTACGCATTGTAAAATGTGAGGAGATGCTCCTGTAAAATATCGGCATCAGTGGTCCAAGTCTCAGTATATGCTGTTGAGAACAGGGTCTCGAATACCTCATGTTGCGAAAGAGTGCTGATGTTCTGGTATTCTGGGTATCCTGGCACGGGATCTCCGTTCTCATCAAAATGATAGGAGATGCGGCGGTAAACTGACTCCATGCCCGGAATCTGAGAGAAGCCGAAAGCTTCCGGAAGGATCTCTGGCAATACCAGTCCGGGATCACACTCGTCAACTTCAGGCGTGTTGTCAAACCGATCAATTGGGACGCCGTGCATATATTCCTGCATTGCTGGGCTTCTTAGATCTGCCACCAGACGCCATGGGATATTCTTGTCAATTAAGAATCCGTGTTCAGCAGCGATGCGGGCTATAAGCAGGAAGTTCTCATCAAAATATTCATATGACTTCATGAAATCGTTATCGTATTCGCCATCTGACATCTCTATCATTAGTCCGGAGCATAATGGGGACATGAACGCACTCTCCAAAAACCCGCTGAGGGTGAGTGGACCGATTGTCATGATTACGCTGTCAACATAGTCGTCAAACATTTTCAGGAAGTCGTTCATGTCTTTTATTTTGCCATCCCTGCCGGCGGTCGGAAGGAACGCCGAGTCAAACACCGGATACACTAGGTCTCTCATGTATTCATCGTATGCAGGTGAGGGTGGGTCCCACGCCTTGTGGACCTCAGCCTTTGCCCACGGACTGTCCGTGAAAAGAACGTTGTCGTTTGCTAGTTTTCTAATCTTCTCCGAAAAGTCTCTCCAAGCGTCTGCAACAAAGTTAATGGCGTACTGAGTTTCTCCGGCAGTATACCGAAGTGGCTTTAGGTGCTTTTCATCAACTAATACGACGTTTCCCTTTGTGCTGACAGTTCCGTAGAATCTGTCGGCATTCCAAGTCTCTATGAAATTCGGGATTAGATCGTCGGGGAACACATCCGAGTCGTATCTCTGCCTCTCGTTGAATATGATGTCTGCCGGTGAAGAGTTTGAGCCGTAAGCATACATTTCTGGATTTTCGGTGTTCACCTTCTTGTTTTGACTAGCCATTGGAGTGAGTCCTGTGTTCCAGCTTGGCATCTATTGTTGTGGTATACCCGCGATTTGAGATATGATTTGAAGACCTGATAACTCGGTAATAGCCTCCGAGCGTCAATATCTCGTTCGCCATTGTCCCCAGTGCTGCGCGACTGTCAATGTAGATCATATCACCATTGCGGTGGATTGTGTTACCAACCATCTCAAGGCTGATCTGTTGGGGCTGGATGAGGGCTTGATAGTTTGATGTGGCGGTCATACCTTCAATATTCATTGCTTGGAAGAACGGTGTGTCATCTTTGGAGAAGTTGAAGTTCTTTGCAATGCCTCTGTCTGCTCCCAAGACATAATGATATATTCCGTTTTTCTCATCTTTGGCGCGGTTACCGCCAGAAGGTGTGCTCATCTGCTTAGCATACAAGAGGTAATAGCTCTTGATCGGTTTTGCCCTTGAATATATCGTATTCTTCAAGTTTTTGGCAGCCTCCTTGAGGTGTTTGGGTTTTACAATATGCGGAGCAGCTATAGCGAGCTTAACGTGAGTGCCGAATCCGGGACCGGTGGGACCGGCCGAAGGGAGCTTGAACTCGTTCGGACCATCCGGCTCTGCGCCGTAAATCTTATCATACCCCATGTAAAGGGTATAGTCAAATGAAATCCTCAACTTAAAGTCGGTAATATTGTTCATCAGGCGGGTGACTGCCGTCAGAAGCTCATCGAAGAATGCTCGGAAAGGATATTCATTTAGGTCGCGAGAGATCACATTATCAAACACAAACTGAGACAGGTATTCTAGGGCGATTGGGATATCATAAATTGTTTCCCAAAGATGCTTGCCTTTCGCGGAGCTATATCCCTCAACGCCGATCTTCCCCGGCAGGAAAGTTCCAAATATAAACCCAATATCCCCTGGTATGTTGGCGGTTTCCATGGCTGCCAAAACAATATCCCCAAAACGAAGAAATGGGACGGTCATCTCTTCGGCGGGAATCTCGTCGCGAGCGCCGTCAACACTACGCCGGAACGTTGGTCGGTTGGCTTTGATGATTTCTTCCTTTTTGCCTGTCTTGGACTTCTTGGCGTTACGCTTTGCTAGGCGGTGTCGAGTCTCATCAATCGTTTTGATGCGGGCTTCGTGGGGAACAGTCCTCAGCTTAAGCTTTCCGGTATGTTCTTCTTTGATGTAGACTACGAAGACTTTGCTGAAGTCTGATCCGGGCTCGCCAATCAGACTATTCATAAGGTTTGAATACCGCTGTTGCTGAACTGCTTTCCGAGTGCGTTCGAATGCCGTGTCTACAGTTTTTAGATAGGCTTTTAGCCTCTCTATTTTCTTATTTTCTTTACCTCCAGAAACGGTTTCAGAAATGAAAGTCTCTAGCTCTATTGCCGCGGACAAGTAGTCAGCTTCGTTTTTGAGCCTGTCCATGCGGACAGGGACTCGGCGTACCTTATTAATACCCGAGGCGGTGACCGTCGCGAAGTGTGTCAGTTGATAATGCAAGTATCCGCTAGGGAATACGTCGGCGATCGCGGTCAACTTATTGCCGCCGCCGGTCTTGGCGAGACCCTTTAGCGGGATTAGCGCCTGCTGTGAGGCATAAGAGGCGCTTGAGCCGGGGTTACTGGAGCCTAGTATATCCGCCTCGGTGGAGGACATGTGGTGGTCAGAAGAGCCGACATAGGCGAGCGATAGAGTGACCGGACCCTCTTGAGTGAAGTTCACATCGTAGTTAACTAAACTTAAAAGAATGACCTTTTGGGTGGCAGCCACCCCGGCGATAAAACTCTTGAGCTGCTTTGGGGTGTCAAACAAAGTGCTCAAGGTGGCTTCGTTGCCCTTCGGAATAGACCATCCGACTGCAACCTTAAGTTGGCGGAATTCCTTTTTATCATTGCGAGGTAAATCTGGGGGGACGGGTGATGTACCCGGGTGCAGGTGCTTGCTTTTCTCTTCTAATATCGCCTTCAGAGCCTCAATTCTTCTCTTGGTTGCGGATGACGAGCCTTCGCCGATAGGAGGCAGTTTCCCGCGGGAAGATCTTCCGTTTGTGAATAAGAAGTTTAGGTAATGCTCGTTGACCAACTCGGACATTGATCCGAAATATAGTTCAAGTTTGGCGCTGATAATCTTGTCGCCTTCGTGCTTGTTGTTATAATCCCATGTAAAGGACTTTATGCCAACTTCTGAGCCTTTTGTTTTTCTTGTTTTTCTTGCTGCTTTGCCTGTTGCACGGCGGTCGGCTGCAAACCTCTTGACCTGAGCTAAATCAACATGATCACTAAAATAGACTTCTTCTTGGTCGCCCTGGTTGTTTACGATGTAGAATCGTAGCAACGGCTGGAGCACCGAAAGTTGTGCAGGGGTGGCGTGAATGAACGCGGAAATGTCTCCGTCAGAAAAGTTAGTCAGGAGAGATTCGGGACCGGTGCCCTGCTCCGGTCTGTATGTGAGTACTCTGCTTGCCACGTCAAAGTTCATCAGCGAGATGTCGTGGACTGACGGAATACCATCCAGTTGGCTGAGCGGGTGCATGTTCCTGAGAAGTATCTCTTGAGCTGTTAGCTCTATATTTTCGCCCCTTATGAGGGCTTTTTCCCTCGCAGCATCCGCTCTGGCGGCTTTTTCCGCCTGTGTGGGTAAGTGCCAGCCTTCGGAACGAGCCTGAGCCCTATCGTAATATTCTTGATATTTTCGGCGTGTGGTCCCCGCCCGGTACTTCCATGGGTTGTCAGCCATCAGAAAAACACCAATACGTCGTCAAGCGGAAGCGGAACATAATATACTTCGCCAACTTCAAACTCTGATTCTGAAGCCTTCTTGTTGTACCATGCGATGATCCACCAATAGTCTGGCGAGTCGTAAAACTCGTCGGAGATATTATACAGCTTGTCCACTGCTGTCCAAATCCGAGGCACGTTAGTTAGAGTATTCATATACTCGTTTGAGGGATATGAAAATCTTGGAGTAGAGTATTGATAGGTTTCTTTTATTCCCCTACCTTCAAAAAATACATCTCTGTAGTTTCTGTCATTGTTCTTGAAGATTCTTCGTCCGCTATATCTTGAGTATGTCATTTCTTAATAATCCTATTTCTAGTTTCTCCACCTGTTTGCCCTATCAACCGCCGCATTTTGGGCTGCATAGTCGTTGCCGTTTGCCACATCTGGGTTGGCGAGGTCGGGTGTCTGCGCTTCTGCTGGCGTGTTATTGTCAGCATTCTTGCTCCTGGCTTCGGCAGCCTTCTTTGCTGCCTTAACATTTGCCGGGGTTTTAGGTGTTGGTTTTTTGACCGCTGTGGTAGTGGTGCCGGCGGCGGCGGCTCTGGCGTTGGCGTTCGCTCTCTTCTTTGCTGCGGCGGCTCGCATCTTGGCGTCGTACTTAGCCTGGCGATCAATACCGGCGCGACTTGAATATGGGAAGGTTTGCTCATCAACGCGGTGGTGTTTTCCTTTCGCGTTATAGACGTAGACGCTGCCTGCTCTCTTGTACCCTAGTTCGTGTTCGTGCAGGACAGTGAACTCAAAATTAAGGCGGAAAGTCTTGGGATAATATTCGTTATTTTGAGAGTTTCCGCCGGCTATGTTTTTGGAGGCTGAAGAATCTTTATCTGGCTTTCTGTTGAACATTCCGTATTCTAACAGCGGGTCAAAAGTAATGCCGTTGACATACCCTAGTAAGCCGCGTCCGGTGTTAGCATTTCTGATCAGGTTGCCAAAACTAATCTTCATCAGAGGACCTTGGTTTATGACCGTAGCGCCGCCTTTGCGACTATTATCATAAAGAGGGTATAAAAAGCCTATAAGTTTGTTTACTTTTAAAAGATTCTCTTCGGCGTGTTCAAAGGAATCTGCCGGCACAAACCATGAAACGGAGATTGCTCTTTTGGTGTTCACAAATGTTGAGATAGGGTCCATACGACCATAAACGTCTTCAGCGGTCCACTGCGAGTTGTATGCATCACTAAACATATCTAGAAATGCCGGGAACTCTACTTGGAATCCGGTTGGCACGTGCTTGATCGTAAGATCCTGACCCTTGTCTATGAAGAGATTCCGAGCGCCCTGTACATGTGGGAATTTACTGAAGTCAGATGCCATTTACTTTATCTCCCCCCTATGCTCTTGCCGTTGATGGGTCAAGCGGTTTTAGAAGCGCGTCCCTGAAGGTGTCTAGGCGACGACCACCGATTTCTAATCTGATATCTGCTTTCTGATTCTGACTTTTTGCCAACAGGTTCTTGATCTCGCCCAATGCTTTGTTCATGTCCCCGAGACTTCCGCGGTCGCCTGTTGATGCGGAGATCGTGTCCATCCTGTTGGTCTTGATTGGTCGTTTTCCTGGCTGCGATATCAACGTGGACTTTCCTCTAGGGATGACAGCATCGTTGACCTCTTCTGCACCACCGGCAAGAGCGCCGCCGGCGGCGGAGCCAGCCATGCTGCCGACACTGTAGCCAGCCATAATAGCCATCGGGTTGCCAAGGCTCATGATGCCACCAGCAATAGCCCCAAGAACACCGCCGATCATGCCGCCCCAACCTTTGCCCTTTTCCTTCTTGGAACTACCGTCAAATACTCTGGCGATATCTATAAGAGCATTGATCGGCGCGAGGATAGCGCCGAAGGTTCTTAGCAAAACGGTTGAAACGCCGCCCAGAGCCTTGATTGCCTTCACAAAGCCCCAAATGAGACCGCCAGCCGAGCCGATGCCGAGAATGTAGGAGAGGGTCTTGCCGCCGGTGCCGGACAAAAACTCGTTCATTGTCGCAAAGAAGTCGCCGGCTGCTTCTGTGACATACGTTAAGGCAGGAGCCATATTAATGAAGAACTGTTCTTTGGCTTCTGTGAATTTGGTCATTGCTGTGGTATATGATTTTTTTCTCTTTGCGTCGTCTTCCTGTTCTTTCTGAAATTTACGCATTTCGGCAGGACTGCCAAAGAGCCTTGAAGCACTTGTAATATCCGTGCCCATGATGTCGGCAATCATCTGCTTTTGGCGTTTGCCCATTGTTTTGAAGTTCATGCCACGCATATCAAACTCTGCACGCAGTATCTTTAAGCGCTCATCCGAGTCAGCGGTCATCATCTCTACTGAGTTTAGCTGCATACCAAGCTGGGCGTTGAGTTTGCCGGCAACGTTGGCAGCGCCTTCAAACGTATCAAACATTTCAGAGAAGTCAAATGCCTGTCGGGTTGTGAGACCTAAAGTTCTAGCTTGTTCGTTAAGTCGTGAGAAAACCCTAACACCATCAACTCCGAAGCGTGACATCTGCGGACCTAAATCCTTAAAGTCGCTAACAACTGCTGACAGGGGCTGACCTGTTCGGATAGCTAGATTTTCAAATTCGGCTGCGGCGGTGGCGGCGGCTGGGATTGAAAGTCCAAATCCAGCATTAAGTTGGTCAAGTGCCGCTGCGGTCTCTTCGGCTGCAACACCCATCTGCAAGAAGTTTCCGGTAAGTTTGTTGACGCCTTTGCGGGCAACTGGGGTCAAGGAGTTGTACATCTTGAACCCAGTGCTCAAGCCACCGACAACCTTCTGGGCTTCGCCCATACTGAGATATAAACCGTCATGGCTTGTGGCGAGGTCTATTACATCCTGTCGTAAAGCGTGCGTATATCCTGTCTGCCTAGCCAGGGCGACGTTGACCTCGTCTAGACCAATAGCCGTTTTTTTCATGCCGCCGCGAATACTCTTTGCCATTGATAGACCGAGACTCTTCATCGAGGCAGTTAAGTCAAGTGTCCCCTCTTCAGTGAGCTTAAGCTTCTTCAGGAAATCTGTGTTTGTTACCCCGAATTCCCTAAGGGCTTCAGTGGCGGCTCTGGTCTTCTCGTTAAGGCTGTCTTGAGCGTCAGCGACTTCTACAAGCTTTTGGGTGTTCTGGTCTAGTGTAAGCGCGAGTTGTCTTAGGGCTTCTTTATCTTCCTGTGCTACGGCTATGCCGGCTTTCTCTAGGATCTCTTGTTCTTTCTTGAGGGCAAGGTAAGCTTTAAGCTCGTTGTTAGACTTGCTTTGTAGGTTCAGTCTCTCTCGGTGAAGATTATCAGCCCGAGACTGGAGTTGTGTCTGCTCAGCCAGAAGCCGATTGACCTCGGCGAGCACCTCAGGACTAAGATTGTTCACGGTCATCTAGCGGCTATCCCTTGATAGGCCAGTTGATACCGGCTTCTCTTTCAAAGCGTTTGATGGCGATTTCAAGCTTGGCTTTTTGCTTATAGGTCATGGGGTCGTCTAGACCGTACTTCCTGATGAAGTCCATGTATTTCTTTTCGTTCACGAGGGCGTCGGTGAATCTTTCTACTTCTATTCTGTTCCCTCGAACTCGTACAGGAACTCGGCGACCCTTGAACATCTTGGATAGCAGATATTCAATCCACGCTGCGAAAACGTGGAGAATGTTCTCATTTAACTGCTCACTCTTAAACTCGTTAAGATCCAAAACATCATTTTCAAAGTCAATTTGCATTATTCACACCTCATCGCGCTGTTTACTAACTAGTTTGATAAACAGATTCTTTACGGAGTATAGCTTCTGCCTCTGCCGGCTGGAGACTTGGAGGATTTGTTTATTTGATCTGATTCTTCTTGTTTCTGCCTTATAAGTCGCTCTAGGAACCAATTCCGAACGCTGATGGGCAGATTGTATGTCTCAAAAAAGCTCCAACCGCCGTGATACTTCAGTTGGAACATGTGTTCGTATACGTTTTCTATATACTCATCACTTAGGCCAAAAAAAGTTAGCGCTAAGCGGTACCTCCATATCTGCGGTGTGCCCGCAGTTAGGACAATCAAATATTTGAGTCATGTCAATGTTTGGGAGACCCTCAGTGTAGGCAGTCCTGAGGACTCTTGCATCTCTTGCCGGTAGGGCTTGGATGAATGCCTCAATCACAAAAGGTGACGATTCGCCATTCACCCCTACGATATAGCTTCTCAACACATCGGTGGTAGTTCTTGATTCTTGTTTCTTTTTTGTTTTTCGTTCCATCTCTTTGAACAAACGGATTTCGTCGTCGCCAGTTAGCATCTGGCACTCAACAGTAGCCTCTGTCATCGGAAGACGAACTAGGAGCGTACCGTGTTCTGTTAATGAAGCGTTGTTGTTTTCTAGATTCGCCTCATAATCAACGATTTTGGGCTCAGAGATATCAAACGAGAAATCTTCCGAAACATCACAGGATGGGCAAGTGACGTTTGTCTGATAATCGTTGCCATATCCAGTTCTTCTAGCCGCAACCAGCAGAGCGTTCTTGTCGCCGATCAAGAGGGAGCCGACTTTGACTGATTTGTCCAAGATAAGACTCTGCACCATCCGGTCAAGGGCTACACCCTCCTTGAGGAGAGCACGAGAAGACAAAATGTCCTCTTCTTTTGCCGTCATGTACTTGATTTCCACACTGGTGGCGTTATGGAGTGGGTGCTCTGGTCCGTAGAACCTGCCGGCACTCGGAAGAGTTACAAACTCTGTTGGAACTGACCATGAAAATGCTGGCGAAGGGTTGTCACCGACTGCGGCTTGAGCAGTGGTTCCGATGGAATCGTCCTGTGGAGTGAAATCCTCAGGGAATCCTGTTCTGTTCTGATTGCGACTCATAAAATGTAACCTTTCTTTCTCAGTATATCAGACAATACTGAACTTGTTTAGAATATTAGTCAGCGGCGCGTGTTCCGTCGCGACCGTTGGCTCTAGTTTGAGCAAGCTTTGCCCAATCGTAGGTTAGTTCAACGGTTACTTCGTTCATGTCGTCCGAAGAGTAATCCAAGCTGCCGCCGAAATCAATTGCCGTAATAAATGGATTGACTAGCTCCCAACGCTCAACAATTTCACCGTTCTCGTCCATCTGATCAATGAACACAGAGCCGATCTGCTCAACAAAAGCCTTCTTGCTGAGACTCAGCTTTGACTTGCTAGCAGTGGTTGGGAACTTGTAGCCAGCGGCTCCAAGAACATCCAAAAAGGCATAAGAAAGGTCAGGATCAATTGGGTCTACCAGAGTCACTGAAATTGGATCCCAGGTCACTCTGCCTGGATACTTGAACGTGTGATCAATGTACTGGTGTTCAATTGTACTGACGTTAGCTTTTGGCTTACTTGCAGATTTGACTGCCCATACAGGAATAGCACCTTGACCTAGGGTCCTGCTGCTAAACTTAAGTTCAAACCGATACTGGCGTTTTGGCTCAGTTCTAACATCGCTCCAGAATAAGTTAGACATTATTGATCACACTCCTTATTATAAATAGTTGCCCGCGGATTAATCCTCAAAGGATGCTCCGCTGTTTGTGACCACAAAGTCAATTGCAAAGTACTCTACGGAGCGAGTTGGCTTGACAAGCAACTTGGCGTAGATGATGTTACGATCAATTAGATCTGGTGTGGTCGTTGTTTCGTCTAAAACCAATCTGAAGTCTTCAATGCCGTATTCGGCACGAACGCTTTCTAGGAGAGGACCAGCCTGACCCAAGAAGCGATCCCAAGTGTCTTGTGTGTTTGGTCCGAATAATAGTCTTGAAGCGATGAAGCTAATCTCTCTCTTCAAGTAAATCATCAAGCGACGGACGTTGATACGATCAAGCGCGGAAGCAGTTTGCTGTAGGGTCTTCTGACCGAAGATTACGATGCCCTCTGCTGGGAACTTGGCAATTGGGTTAATGTTGTTTTCATATAGTTCGTCACGCTCGTCAGAAGTGAGTCTTCTAGAGACATCCAACACTGGCAGACCGGCTGCGCCTTCGGAAAGACCGCCGCGAGTGAAGCCGGCAGGTGCGAACCATGGAGCTTGAACTCTATCTGTTGTAGACAAGACGCCCATGGCTGCAACCGAAGGTGGAACCCAGACATTTCTGTTTGAACTAGTATCTAGGATACGAACCCATGGATAGTAGGCTGCGCCATAGCTGTTGTTGATGCTTCTGGCGGCTACGGCAGTAGCGGCAGCGGTTGGGGTGTTGGCTGCGTTGCGCTCTTGTTGAGAGCCCGTGTTTTCTGCTGAGGGGGTGTACGCCTTCTCAATGTCAATGATGGCAAGGCAATCACCACGCTCTTCTGCGGCATCTAGCAAGTAACTCGTCACTTGTGGTGCGGTAATACCGGGTATTGTGACGACATTCATCTGAACTCTGTCAGTATCGCCTGCAATGTTGATTGCCTTGCGAAGAGAATATAGTTCGTAAGAAGCCTTTTCATCTGTTGCCGCAGCAAACTTAGTATTGCGGAAAGGTTCGCGCTCGGTGATGTCGTAGCCGTCAAAGCCGCCATGAAGCATGGTGGTGAATCGGTCAATGCCGGCATCTAATGCAGCCTTGTAGCTTGCATCTACAGGAGCCGTGAGGCTGGTGCCGGCAGAGCGTTGGGCGCGACCATACGTGTACCCATCAGCGGCGGATCCGCTGACGTTATCTAACGAGAACACCCAAGAGATTTCTACGGCGTTGGTTATAGAGCCTGTCGTCTCGAGGAAGACATCGTAGGAAGTGCTAGAGGGATCACCATTTCCGCCTGCGTCCATAGAGCGAACTCTAATGGTGTCTGAAATGTCTTCGTTGAAAGTCACATTATCAGAAGCGCGACCGGTCCAGGCACCCCAGAAGGTGCTCTTGAGGGAGTTTGGCGTTCCCCAAGATGAAGCGTTACGAAGTGGAGAGAATGGGAAGGCGACAGTGAAGTCACAGCCGACAAAGGGGGTGCTGGTCACATCGGTGACGCCCGACATATCAATTGGCGTATATCCGGCTGCGCCGCGGCTGTCCTGTGTCAGCGTTATGACAGCGTCTACGCCGGTGCCGCCAGCGGTGGTCACTTCAGCCGTTATCTCAAGCGTGGCGAGGACGAGATTAATTGTATCCTTAATCCGTTCCGCGATGAGCTGGGTTTCGCCGTCAACTGCCGATAGGACGCCGATTGTCCCGCCGGTAGTTGTGTCAACGGTAGCATCAAAATCAAACGTTGTTGCTGGATTGCTGCCGTCATCTAGTTCAAACGTCTGGTTGTCAACCCCACCCTTTGTGCAGGCGGCGGCAACAGTTATTGTCGCTATGCCGGGAGGGTTGGCAACGCTCAACATACTGGTTGCACCAGCATGACCAACGTTGCCCCAGGCGGCGGTTGGTCCACCGAACAACATTGTGTTGACTAAGCCTACGGCCGTATCGGCTGGGCTTGATAGATCATCGTCCCAACCTTCCGATCCGCTGGCGTAGCCAACGTCGCGATACTTGAGAGGACCGAAGACGCCGAATGGCAGCCAGCGGCTTTCACCTGCTCCAGCAGCAACATCATCGTTCATGACAACACGAACGTAGTTAGAGCGGTTGGGGAACTCGCCATACTCAACTAGACGTTGCTGGGAGCTGTCATATATCTCATACTTGTCGCCGATGGCAGCGGCAATGTAGTTTGACGCTGCTGGGTTTAGGGATAAGTTATCAAAGCGTTCTAGAATGATCTGGCGGTTATCTGAGTCAGCAAGGTCTCTCACTAATACTGAGAAGGTGCCGTGTGTTTGATAATCACCCGTTGGGGCTTTGATGTTAGAGATTGATATTTTTACTTGCCTTTGAACCCACTCGCCAGCAGACAGAGCTTCAAAGCGGAAGAGTTGTTGCATGTTCCTAGCTGCGTAGTCGGCGAAGTCGTTGGTCAAATCCTGAGAAATGAACCAGCCTGTGGAGGCGCGAGTTGCTGGGTTTTCAAAGTTGTTCTGTTGCTTGGATGTGTCCGTGGGGGAAACCATGGGAACAATGGCTCCCCAATACCCATTTCCATTTCCAGAGCCCAGACGACCGAGACCAGCGGACGCGGCTGGGACGCCGGAACGCTCAAAGGATTCGCCGAGCCAGTAGTTGCCGCCCTGGTAGAATGTCTGGGTTGAAGAATCAGTGATGTCACTGTTCGTAATCGTTGGGTTTGTGTTCAGAGCCTTGCGGACGAAGTTCTCATCGTCGGGATTAAGACTGACAGTCACCTTCTTGCCGTCAGCATTAGCGTTGGCGATGCTACCGGTGAATACTAGAGGGATGTTGCTAAGGCTGCTTAGCTCAATCATGGAACTGCCGACGGGTGATGACAGGCTGCCGTTGGTGGCAAGGGTGCCCGAAAGCAAGACTCTACCGGAACCAGTTACATAGAACTGTGCAGCGACGACGCCTTCGGAAAGAGTGTTACCGCCATTGACTTGTGGCCATATGCAGAGAGCGTATGCCCCGCCCTGGTCGTTCATGGTTGAAGCGGCGGATCCAGTAGCAATATCAGGGACTTTCCAGCCGGCTTTACCAGCGGAAGTTGCTTGCGAATGTTCGTCGCCCAAAACTCTCATGAAAGTTACAGGGGAGTTGTTCTTAAGCCAAGCTTGTGCGGCGTAAGCAGCATAAGTTGGGGCGGTGCTGTCGCCTGAGCGCCAGATATCGCCGCCTTCGTTGCCGGCAGCAGGATCACCGAAAGTCTGTATAAAATCCGAAAAGGAACTGACTTCCACTGGTTTGTCGGCAGGTCCTTTTCGGGACCGACCAATGATGAGGGGACCTACATCACCCGGTTGAGCAGGTAATTGAGAATTGTCGATCTCGTTTACATATACCCCAGGTGAAATAAACTTAAATTTTCTTGAAGAGTTGTCAGCCATTGAAAATCCTTCTCCTAGTCTTTAAAAACGCCGTTGAACTAGCATAGACATACTAAATGCTACTAATAAATAGTAGCGGATAAATCCAAACGCAAAGCAATATCCTTTTATGGCTAGCGTCTATATTTATCTTTTCTCCCCGCATGAAATTCAGGTTCATCTCCGACTACCGCTCTTTCTCTGCCAATTACGACTTCGGCAGGAGATTCACGAACGACAATAGTTGGAGTTTCCTGATTCTTGTCGGCTCCTATGATATGTCCTAATACTTTGATTGTAACTGTTGATTTGAAAACCCGTTCATCCGTACCAAAGCCGGCGTTATTGCTTTCGTTGGCGAAATCTGGGTCTACAAAAGCCTCATAAGTGTTGCCTTCATGAGTTATGCTGAAGGCAGCAGGTGTTGAGAATTTTGTCAAAAAGGGAGCCAGCATCTGGTTCATTTGTTGCTGGTAATTTGAAATAAGCTTTATGGCATAAGAGATTTCTACGAAAGTTGGTGTTGGGACGTACAAAGTTTCGTATACGATCTTCTTATTTTCAAAAGGAAACGTTGAATATGTTTCGTTTGTTCCTTTGCCAAACTTTTTGATAGCCGAGGCATTGGCACGGTCGCGGGTCTTCTCTTGCTGGACTTGTCTTGCAATCGCAACAGCGCCGCCCTTTTTATAGAAGTCAAAATAGGGAGGAACATAGACTCCGTACCTTCCTTTGTTCTCCGGGTTCTTAGCCAGGGAGTTCCTGACAACCGAGATAAGAGGGTATTCTAGGGATCTTCCGTTCTTTCTTGTTTCTTGCACTTTTATCTGATATGCTCGTTCAGCGCCGGCAAAGATGACGGGGACTTTAGAGAAGCCGTCATTCGTATCGCACGAAACGTTTAGAGAGTCGTTTATGTAGTTGAAAACGGCAAAGTCAATGTCCTCCAAGGTAGAGGGTCGTAAACTGTAGTCCGCCTTCAAATCTTCGTCTAACTTCGTTCTTTTAGTCATGCTGGTTTCCTAGGATCTCTTATGTTGACCACCAAGCGCCGAACCGGGGTGGAATACTCCGCTGCGAGCCTGCTGGCAGATAGCTGTGACCTCTAGTGATGTGCCGTCAGCAAAATCACTATCCTGACCAAAGATATAACGTGGCTCAAACGTGTCAACAACCTCAAAGAACATCTGGTCGTACTGGACAAAGTCTCCGAGACGTACAAAAAGGTCTTGATCTTCTGTCAAGCGTCTCTTGTGGAAGTGTACGCTTATGCTGTATAGGTTGTCAAAGCCATATTCTTCTTGTTTTCTGTTTGGTCCCGTATATTCGACTAACGAATACACCCGTATTGGTGGGAGGAACGTTTTTTCTATTGCTTCCCCGTAAATCTTGTGATAACTTGTTCTGTCCGGATCAATTGGGAAGTAGAGTACCTGCTGTCCAATGATCTTCTCAATGACTTCATCATTGATCTGCTTTACGAAGTTTCTCTCAGCCTTTCCTACAAAAAGAGGAGGAGGGGGCTGAAGTGGCTGAGTCCATTTGTTTTGAGCCATCTATGTTATCCTACGTATATGCCGGTTGGTATCTTCTGAACAATATCAGAAACGCTATTCTGTAGAGCTTGATCTTTTTCTGCCAATGCAGTGTATACCATCTGGTCTAGTGCTTCTTTAAGTTCTGTTCTTAAGCTTGTCTGTTCTTCCTTTGCTTCCGAGACAAGTGCTGGACCGTTCAAGGTGACATCGTTGCCTGGAATTGGAAGGGTTGACAGTTTTGAGCGAACCTGCCCAAGAGTCTCCTTGCAAAGTGAAAGGGCAAAGCGTCGGCACCATTGCTTGCCGATACTATTGATGTTCTCGTATGGGACATTCGGGAACGGTAGCGTATTCATGTTGTTTACGCCGTCAGCGCCGTACTTTCTGTCAGCCTCCTCCGTAAAGGCTTCTTCCGTAACTCGGAATTCTACCCAAAACTTAGTCGGAGAGACGCCTGATGGCTTGGGGTAAATTCTCAGGTTATTATTGTTTATCCGAAAAGAGTGATGAGAAGCCCTAACGTGAAGATCCTCCTCAAAGGCGTACGCCTGAAGGACGTTCTGCCAAGCCGGAACCAACTGGAAGGAGCTATCGTCAGCATACATTCCGTAGGTTGAAAGGTTGCCGACTGCGCCGATGGCATAACCGCCATAGAAGTTCCACATTGCTTGGGGGGTTTTATAATATACTCTCTGGACTGTTATTGCCTTTTTCCCAACAAGATCCTTGAAGGGAGAGTCGGCTTCTAGAGAGGCTGTATAGATTATTGCTTGGAGGTCGTAGTCTTGAACATCTTCTACAGCCGTAAAAGAAGCAGAATAGACAGTTTGGTTGCCTCCCAAGCCAGCATATGTAGACACGCTCTCTCCAACATTTCGCAAATACCCAATCTGAAGTCTTGGGAACTTGAGATTTGGCTTTTCTCCGATGCCTGGTTCGTATGCCGAGAACTCACCGTCTTCATCAAATGATCCTGTGGAGTTTCCGAGCAAAGATGACAGCACATTCTTAGCTTGATGTGTGTTCACGAGATATGAGTATTCCAGACAAGACTCTTCGTAAGCGTTATAAACGATTGAAGGAGTAATCTCTAGATCAAGGACGTTGCCGCCCAACTTATTGTAAGTATAAGCAACTTGGTCGGCAGCGCCGGAATAAAAGGCGTCAGTTGTGTAGATGTTGTAGGCTAATGTAGCTGAAACATCGTCAGGAGCGCCAGAAGCCGGCAAAACAAGGGCGCTTGTTGTGCTGGCAGGCTGTAAATTAGTTGGCATACTTGGGATCTCCGCTGTTTTTATAGTCAACCTTATTAAATAGGTTGCTTAGAGCTATTCGGAGACGAACGGGCTGTATTTCTATTCTAGCAATATTTGTTTCGGGGTATATTAGTAAGGTAGAGAGGGGCAGTAGTCCAGTAATGGTTAATTTTAGGCAAAAGAAAAGGTCCCGACAAGCGGGACCTTCTCAATTTAGCACCTAAGAAATGCTATTTAGCTGATGCTATACGTCAGCGGTATCTGCGACCAAGTCACGAACGACAACTACGCCGTACATGTCAGGACGAACCATCTTCTTAGCGTAGCGAGTCATGACACCCTTGCGTGGCACGAAGTCCTCAACACCAAAGATGGTGGGAGTGACCTGTAGT